TGAATGAATTTAATCTAGATTTACTTGCAAAAAACTAACAATTCGTTTATAATACAGCATGGCTGATATTATGATTGATATTGAAACATTGGGTACTGGACCAGATGCCTGTATACTCACTATCGCGGCCCAGTGTTTTAATCCCTTAGAAAAACATGACTTTTTGTCCTATCCTAGCTATTATGCCAGGATAGACATTGAAAATCAGCAAGACAGAAATATTCAAGATGATGTTATACGCTGGTGGGCCAATCAGCCCATTGAGGCTAAAGACGAAGCATTTAACCAAGACAATAGAATTCTCCTCAGGGATTCTTTACAGGAACTTGGAAAAATGATCTGGCATAGCAATCGCTTTTGGGCTAATGGCCCTACATTTGACGCAAATATACTTGAGCATGCTTACAAAAGTTATAACATGGCTCTACCCTGGAAATTTCATGTAGTTAGAGACGCCAGGACAGTATATGGACTATGCCCAAGTTTAAAAAAATATCCAGCAAGTCATCATGCACTAGAAGATTGTCGACGTCAAATACTGCTACTATGGCAGGCACTTGACATACTTGAAATAAAGGAACTAATATGATAATTGGTATTTGTGGATTTATCGGCTCAGGCAAGGACACGATCGCTGACTTTCTTGTAAATTTTCACGAATTCAGACGGGAGAGCTTTGCTAACACCTTAAAGGATGCTGTGGCTTCGGTGTTTGGCTGGGACAGGGTAATGCTCGAAGGACGTACAAAAGAAGCAAGGGCCTGGCGTGAACAATTAGATGTCTGGTGGTCTGAAAGGTTAGGTATACCCGAGCTTACTCCTCGTTGGGTACTACAAAACTGGGGAACTGAAGTTTGTAGAAATCATTTTCATGATGATATTTGGATCGCTAGCCTTGAAAATAAACTACGCAATTCTAAGGATAACGTTGTAATCAGTGACTGTCGATTTCCCAACGAGATTAAAGCTATTAAAAATCTAGGCGGAATTGTAATACGAGTGGTTCGAGGGGCAGAACCCGATTGGTATGAAGATGCTGTAAACATGAACGCTGGCCGCTCAAATATGAGCTGGATGATTAGTAAATCTAGAATGGAAACACTAGGAATTCACGCTAGTGAACCTGCTTGGGTAGGCACAGATTTTGACGGCATTATTGATAATAATGGTAGTCTAGATTCGTTGTACGAACAGATTAATAGTCTGGTTCAATGTCTCCTGGGCGCCAAGGAAGATCTAGTCGTGTAACTTCGGCAGTGCAGTTTAGACAAATAGTTTTTAAATTTCGTAGATCAGTATTGTTAAGATTGCCGTCAACATGATACACTATTAATTGAGCAGAATATCTTGAAGTAAACCCGCAGCGATCGCAAAGGGTTTTCTTTTTGTACCCGGCTAATTGCCAACGTGTTTTTACACTTGGCAATTTTTTTTGTTTGCGAATACAGCTATTACATCGAGATCTATAGTAAATTTTTTGATTTTTCCAGCAATTTATAGCAGAAAGATTTTTTTTGCAAACTTTACACAACGGTCTCATGTACATACTTATGAGACAAACCTTAATTAAGGCACCGCAAATCTCAAAAAATCCTGCAATGTTATAAATATGAATAACATTTTTGAAGGATGCGACTATGGCACTAGTATCTCCCGGCGTAGAAGTAACAGTAGTTGATGAGTCAAACTATATCCCTGCTTCTACCAATTCAGTTCCTTATATTTTATTAGCAACTGCACAAAACAAAATCAGCGGCACCGGAGTTGGTGTAGCCCCTGGTACACTAGCAGTTAATGCTGGCAAGGTTTATTTAGTAACCAGTCAAAGAGATTTGGCTGCTACGTTTGGAAATCCATTCTTTTATAAAACTTCAGCAGGAACACCAATTAATGGATATGAATTAAACGAGTACGGTTTGTTAGCCGCGTTCTCGGTGCTTGGAGTAAGCAACCGCGCTTATATTCAGAGAGCGGATATTGATTTATCCGAGTTAACTGCAAGCCTAACCAGACCAATTGGCAGTCCTAATGACGGTACTTATTGGTTGGATACTGTTAGTACAAAATGGGGAATTTTTGAATGGAACGCAACCACTGGTGCGTTTACAACAAAAGTTCCGCTTGTAATACTTTCTTCATCACAGATAGTAGGAGGGTATCCTCTTGCTAGTCTTGGTAGCATAGGAGATTATGCAGTCGATGCCTCAAATAGCAACAATCCAGTTTTTTACAAAAACTTAGATAATAGTTGGGTTGTGGTAGGAAGCGATGCTTGGATGGCATCATGGCCCACAGTAATTGGCAATAATTCTGTAACAGGTTCGGCATTAACTGCTGGTAACGTGATTTATATTAACGGTACACCGGTTACAGTACCAGGTGGCCAGACTTTAGCATCACTAGTGTCAGCAATTAATTCGGCTGCAATTACCGGTGTTACTGCAGAAACTGACTTAACTAGAACAAGTAACAAACTTTGGTTGTACGCAGATTGCGAGGCTGCTGAAGACTTATCAACTCTTGGTTATGGTCAGATTAATATTGATCCTGCAAGCACTCCTGGACTTCTAACTACTCTTGGCGTTACCGTTGGTACATATCATGTACCAGCGTTACAACAAAGCCCTAACTATACAGTACCACGTTGGAGAAGTACAGATACGATTCCACGTCCAACTGGATCGGTCTGGAACATGCTGACCGCAGTGAATGCTGGAGCTGATATAGTTGTTAAAAAATATGAAGCTATTCTAGGTTCATTTGTTACTCAAACATCACCAATATACGAAAACGATCAGAGCGCAAATAAAGCCCTAGACCCATTTGGTGGCGGTAAAAATATTCCTGCAGGTACACTGTATGTACAGTATAACGTAGATCCAGAGTTATGTAACTCGGGCGCATATAACAACACAGCAACCTTCTCAATCTTTGAAAGATTAACAACAGGTCCAACAGTTATTGCTGGTGCTACAAGTACTCCAACCTTTTCAAGTGGAAATCAATTAAGTATTTCAGCAAGTTCTAATAACAGTACCGCACTGTCAACCCCGGTTACAGTATCAATTAGTGGAACAACAGCAACTGATGTTGTTTCAGCAGTATCATCTGCAGGTGTTAATTATGTGTCTGCATCAGTTACAAGTGACGGTGCAGTTGCATTTACTCATAGTCAAGGTGGTCTAATTGTTTTAGAAGATGTCGGTGGTGGAACAATACTTTCTGATGCTGGTATTACTACATCTGTAGATGGCGTGCGTAACGGTACAGGTGATTTAACCGGAAGCCTGTTGCTTTCTAATTGGATTCCGCTAGTCTACACCGCTTCAAACAGTGCACCAAGTCAAGATCCAGCTAATGGTCGCTATTGGTATTATAGTGCTACTAATCAAGTAGACATTATGATTCAGAGTGGCACAGAGTGGCAAGGCTATCGCAACGTAAGTCTAGACGTTCGCGGTTATAATCTAACACAAACTGATCCGGCTGGTCCAATTATCAGCGCATCAGAACCGTTAACACAAAGTGACGGCACTACGTTAGCATATGGAGACCTCTGGATTGATACAAGTAATCTTGAATTGTATCCAGTTATCAAGCGTTGGGAATTAGTAGACAATGTAGCACAGTGGGTACCGATTAATAATACAGATCAAACCACAAGCAACGGTATTCTATTTGCTGATGCACGTTGGGCGCCCAACGGAACCACTGATCCAATTACTGCGTCTATTCCAACTATTAAGAGCTTATTAACAAGCGATTACTTGGATCTGGATGCACCAGACCCTACACTTTACCCAACTGGTACTCTACTTTGGAATACACGTAGAAGCGGCTTTAACGTAAAAGAGTTTAGAGTTGACTACTTTAATCCAATGGACTTTGATGTAGAAGGCTACAGCAATGCTACAACTTATGTTGTAAACGATCTAGTATTGTATAACGGTATTATCTATATTGCAACATCGGGTGGTCAAGGAAATCTTCCAACTAATACATCATACTGGGCTGAATTAATAACTAATGCCTGGGTGACTGCAACTGGAAACAGAGCTGACGGTAGTCCTTATATGGGTCGACTAGCGCAGCGTCAGTTGGTAGTGGCTGCTATGAAAAATGCAATTGATACTCAAGATGCATTGCGAGAAGAGCAAAATCAATTCAACTTGATTGCTACTCCTGGTTATCCAGAGCTTATTACAAACATGGTTCGACTAAACAATGAGCGCAGTAACACAGCGTTTATTGTTGGCGACACGCCATTGCGTTTACCACCACAAGGTGCTGATATCACAGCCTGGGCTACAGATAATAGTGGATTAGGTTTTGCTACCGGTGACGGACTTACTACAAGTGACGCCTACGTTGGCGTATTCTACCCAAGTTGTCAAACAACTGATTTGACCGGAAGCCAAGTGGTACAACCTCCAAGTCACATGATGTTGCGTACAATAGTTCGTAGCGATGAAGTTGCTTATCCATGGTTAGCACCAGCTGGTGTGCGTCGTGGTGTAATTGATAACGCTGAACGTATTGGTTATGTTAACGGACAAACTGGTGAGTTTGTAACTATAGCTACCGGACAAGGTCTACGTGATGTTCTATACACCAATAAGATTAACCCAATTACGTTTATTCCTGGTGTTGGTATTACTAACTACGGTAACAAGACAGAAAGCCCAATAGCAAGTGCTATGGACCGCATCAATGTGGCACGTCTAGTTGCTTACATCCGTAACAGACTAAATGAAATTGGTAAGCAGTTTGTGTTTGAACCAAACGATCAAATTACTCGAAATGAAATTAGCAACGCAATTGACAGCCTAATGGTTGATTTAGTTGCAAAACGCGGTATCTACGATTACTTAATTGTTTGTGATTTAAGCAATAACACACCAGCACGTATTGATCGTAACGAGCTCTATGTGGATGTAGCAATTGAACCTGTTAAGGCAGTTGAATTTATTTACATTCCAGTTCGTATCAAGAACACTGGTGAATTGGCAGCAGGACAAACCGCTACATCATCGGCTGTTTAATTGGACATAAATAAAGCATATAGGAGATAACAAATGGCGGTTGCATCACTTACAAGAATGACAGTGCCTTTGGCTAGTGACCAAAGTAATCCAACTCAAGGGCTGTTAATGCCTAAATTAAAATATCGCTTTAGAGTGATATTTGAAAATTTGGGTGTTTCAACTCCTCGAACAGAATTGACCAAACAAGTGATTGACTTTACAAGACCGTCAGTTTCGTTTGAGGAAATTCCGATTGAAATTTATAACAGTCGAATCTATTTGGCCGGTAAACACACCTGGGAACAGTTAACTGTTAACCTACGTGACGATGCCAGTGGTGAGGTTGCAAAACTAGTTGGCGAACAACTACAGAAACAACTAGACTTTGTTGAACAGGCATCAGCTGCCGCAGGTATTGATTACAAGTTTTTAACTCGTTGCGAAATACTTGATGGTGGTAACGGAACTAAAGAACCTGTAGTTTTAGAAAATTGGGAAATAGCCGGCTGCTATCTAAGCTCGGTCAATTACAATGACTTAAACTACGGCTCTAACGAAGCAGTCACAATGACCTTAAACATTAGATTTGATAATGCAGTGCAGACACCAATCGGTAGTGGTATTGGTGCATCGGTTGCACGTCTGGCTGGTACAGTAGTTACAGGAATAGGGACAGCTGGGGCCGGCGCTGTATAATTAGATGGCTTTCGGTCAAGATTTTCTCAAAGCTTTCTTTGGGAATGACTACGTTAAGGATTATACCCATGCGTCGAAAATATTTCGCACAAATGGGTATCAAAACTCTCCTAAGTTAAAGTTTCTCTATCATGTTTATTTTACATTAAACACGGTAGAGATTCCTACACTATCTAATATATTTCAAGGAACTGACCAATCTACTATTGGACTTTTAGTTAAGCAAGTAGATCTTCCTAAATATAAAGTTGATGTTGAAACCTTAAATCAATACAACAGAAAAAGATTGGTTCAGACAAAAATAGAATATCAACCTATCACGGTTAAATTTCATGATGACAACGGTGATCTAATTAGAAATCTATGGTATAACTACTATTCTTACTACTATAAAGACCCAAGCCAGGCCTACCGTGGTCAAACACCATTAAATGGCAGTATTGGTCCAAGTGCGACTCTAAGCAATGGATTCAATTATAACAATCGAGACATATATTCTAATAATAGATTTGTCAATGACTGGGGTTATGTGGGCGAAAGCTACAGCGATGGGACTAACAGTCAAAATGGTAAACCGGCCTTTTTTAAAGACATAAGCATTTACGGTTTTGATCAACACAAGTTTTACGAGTACGTATTAATTAATCCCATGATCGAAGAATGGAATCACGACACCTATGATTATTACCAAGGTGATGGTGTTATGGAAAACTCGGTTACAATCAAATATGAAACTGTAAAATATTATTCGGGTGCCATTGGATCAACTGTGGTTACTCAAGGTAGTACAAATGTACAAGGGTTTGGCAATCCTAACTACTACGATCAAAAGCAAAGTCCGCTTACAAGACCAGGTGGTACACGAAGTATTATTGGCCAAGGTGGATTACTGGACACTGGTATAGGTATTATAGAAGATTTACAAAACGGTGGAGTTTCTGGTGTTGTGGGAGCAGTACAAAAAGCTGGAACTGCCTATTATACCTGGAAGGATGTTAATATTAGAGCAGTTGCACAACAAACTGCGGTAGACGCTCTAAAACAAATTACCAATAACGCTGTAAGCGGAAGTCCGGCAATTGGAACCAATGTTATAAATGGCGGAGTAATTGCAGCCTCAGTGTTGTCAACTGGTTTGGGTACTGGCGGAATCCCAACTGGAGGCACAGTGCCAGGATTGCCTAACACATCGGTAATTTCGGGAGGTATTCCATCAACTGGCGCGGCATTAAACAAGCCAATATTCCCGATTCCACCAGGTCCATAAGGATTAACCCATGGGATCAGTTAATAACCCCAATGACAAAGTAGATCAAACAGTTCGAGTGTTTGATAAATTCTATGCCTTTGATGTACAAGTTCCTGTAGAAGAGTGGGATGTAGTTAATAGTTTTTTTGCCAGTGTTTTTAAGACACGAGACGCCGCTGCAAATTTTAGCACAGCACTATTTAGAGTGGCTTATGAAACAAACACCCCAGTGCTAACGCTACTAGCACAAATGC